TGATAAAGAGGACCCAAGAGCCAGTTAAAGGTGTTTACTGGGTTATTGGTGGAAGAATGTTGTTCAAGGAGACCATCCAAGAACTTGCAAAGAGAGTTCAAACCAGAGAAATTGGAAGACATTTTCCAAATTTCAAATTGATTGGATTCTCAAACTACTTTTTCCCCAATGTTCCAGAAGAGCGTGCAACTCACACACCAACTATGCTATACTTGGTAGAAGTGGATGAAATGTTTGAACCAGACATTGATGATACTCACTCTGATTTTATCTGGACAGATGAACTTCCAGAAGAGTTAAAAAAACAAACTGATTTTATTTGATTATGAGTGACTTTATTTGGGTTGAAAAATATCGTCCCAAAACCATTGAGGATTGCATTCTTCCTGACAATATCAAGAAAACTTTCAAAGATTTTTTGAAGGCAGGTGAACTTCCTAATATGCTTCTCTCTGGTCCCCCTGGAATTGGAAAGACGACAGTAGCAAAAGCACTGTGCAATGAACTTGGAGTAGATGTCTATGTCATCAATGGATCCGATGAAGGTAGATTCCTTGATACTGTCAGAAACACTGCGAAGAACTTCGCTTCGACCGTATCACTTTCGTCAACTGCTAAACACAAAGTCATCATCATTGATGAGGCAGATAACACAGGGAACGATGTACAACTCCTCCTACGGGCGTTTGTTGAGGAATTTGCTGGCAATTGCAGATTCATCTTTACATGCAACTACAAAAACAAAATCCTTGAACCCCTCCACTCAAGGTGTGCAGTCATTGACTTTGCAATCAAAGGAAAAGAGAAAGCAGCACTTGCAGGACTATTCTTTGAAAGATTGCAAACTATCCTTACTGCAGAGAATATTGGGTTTGATAAAAAGGTCCTTGCAGAACTCATCAACAAACACTTCCCAGACTGGCGAAGAGTACTCAATGAGTGCCAAAGGTATTCAGTGGGGGGACAAATTGACTCTGGCATTCTTGCTTCTTTCTCAGACGTCTCTGTAGTTAATTTGATCAAGAATCTCAAAGAGAAGAACTTCCCTGAAGTTCGTAAGTGGGTTGTTGACAACCTAGATAATGACTCTGCAATGATTCTACGCAGGGTTTATGATTCTTTGTACAATTCCCTTGAGAACTCTAGTATTCCTGCTGCTGTTCTCATCCTTGCAAAGTATCAATATCAAATTGCCTTTGTGGCAGACCAAGAAATTAATATGCTTGCTTGTCTAACTGAAATTATGGTGGAGTGTAACTTCAAATGAATGTAAAAGTAATTCGTATGTCCTCTGGTGAGGATGTTGTGGCTGATGTGATGGAGACCAAAGAGGATTCTCTTGTTCTAATGAATGCTATTGTGGCAGTTCCTGCTGGTGGTGGTCAACTTGGTTTTGCCCCTTATGCACCTCTTCTGAATAGAAATCAGAAAGAACTGGAGATCAATCGTAAGTGGATCATCTATGTTGCTGATGTCAATGATGATTTGGTGGAACAGTATGAAGAGATGTTCTCGCCCATTGCAACTCCTAGTAAGAAACTGATTCTCTGATGAAATCACACAAGACACCCTTAAGGTATCCTGGGGGTAAGTCACGTGCTTGCACCAAGATGGACCCTTACTTTCCTGACCTTAGGAACTACAAAGAGTTTCGTGAACCTTTTCTTGGTGGTGGCAGTGTTGCTATCCATATTACCAAGAAGTATCCACACCTGGACGTATGGGTCAATGACCTTTATGAACCACTGGTCAACTTCTGGCAGCAGCTCCAGATGTTTGGTGTGGATATGAAGAATACTCTTACTGAATTGAAAACATCTCATATGACAGAAGAATCTGCAAGAGAGTTGTTTCTCAAGTCAAAGGAATCTATCAATAATGAAGACCTCAGCAATTTTGATAAGGCAGTTGCTTTTTATATTGTCAACAAGTGTTCCTTCTCTGGTCTCACTGAGTCATCTTCTTTCTCTAAGATGGCATCAATGAACAACTTCACTATGAGAGGAATTGATAAGTTGCCTGGTTATTCAAAAATCATTGAAAAATGGCGTATAACTAATTACTCCTATGATTACCTACTTGGTAGTGAAGGTAATGCTTTTGTATACCTTGATCCTCCTTATGACATTAAGGATAACCTCTATGGGCGTAAGGGATCAATGCACAAAGGATTTGATCACGATAGGTTTGCTGCTGACTGCTCTGCTTGCAGTCTTAATCAGTTAGTCAGTTATAATTCTGATCAACTGGTAAAGGACAGATTCAAGGATTGGAATGCAACAGAGTTTGACCTTACTTATACTCTTAGGTCAGTGGGTGAATATATGAGGGAACAAAAGCAGAGAAAAGAGTTGTTATTGTTTAATTATGAAATGTCAGGTAACATTGTATAAAGCAGGAACTGTCTTCAAAGAAGAAGTGATTGCTGTTGATTATCAGGATGCCAGGAAAGTTGCTCTAGCACGTAATCCTGGTGCAAAGGTTGTAAGTGTGACTGCTGTATTTTGATATGGAATTGAAGGACTGGTTGAATTCAATCAACTTTACAAAGAAGAATCTGATTCAAGAAGATCCTTCTGTGAAAAAAGAATACCCACCATTTATTATCAATAGGTGTTTGTCTGGTCATCTTGATTGTGTATTGTTTGCTAATGAAATGAACAAGTATCATTTCTTAGATAAGGATATGCAATATGAATTTTATATAAATATCTTGAGAAAAAGGAAGAGATTCTCTCCCTGGATCAGAAAAGATAAAGTCTCAGATATTGAGTGTGTGAAGTCTTACTATGGTTATAGTAATGAAAAAGCATCCCAAGCACTGAAAATTTTATCACCTGAACAAATTAAATTTATTAAGGACAAACTTGACATTGGTGGGAAAAAATGACTCAAACTGTTGAACCTCAGGTTAATTGGTCGCAAGATCAAATGGTAGAGGTAAGATTGAATGAACCTGATGACTTTCTCAAAGTTCGTGAGACCCTGACTCGTATTGGGGTAGCATCCAGGAAAGAGAAGAAGCTCTATCAATCTTGCCATATTCTGCATAAGCAAGGCAAGTACTATATTGTTCACTTCAAGGAACTGTTTGCCCTTGATGGCAAATATGCAAACCTGACAGTTAATGATGTTCAGAGACGCAATAGAATCACCAGACTGCTGGTTGACTGGGGTCTTATTGCTGTTGTAAATGAGGAGAGTATTTTGAATATTGCTCCTTTGAATCAAATCAAAGTTCTTCCTTACAAGGATAAGAATGAGTGGACTCTGGAACAGAAATATAATATTGGTAAAAAGGGGAAAACTGAACCTGCTGAATAAATAGTGTGTGCCATTCGTGCGGCACTCTACAAGTCGGAACACCCTAAAAGGGAGTGTGGTTTTCTACACTCCCTTTTTTCATGCTTTGTGATAATATATACTATGGATGCCGAAAGGGTCCACACAACACAAACTCGCTTTAACAAGGAGCTACCATAATGAACACCTTAGCAAGGTATACTGCGGCAGATCTCTCCAGCCTAATGGATAAGATTGCCAAGAACAGCATTGGACTGGATGATTATTTTGACAGAGTTCTCAATCATTCTGTAACAAATTACCCACCTTACAATTTGATTCAAGTAAATAATGTGGAATCTCTTTTAGAGATTGCATTGGCAGGTTTCAAAAAGGAGGAAGTCAATGTCTTCACGGAGTATGGAAAACTTTATGTCACCGGACAGAAATCCGAACCAGAGGACAAGACGTTTATCCACAAGGGATTGGCTCAAAGAAGTTTTCAAAGAGAGTGGACTTTATCCGACGACACAGAAGTCAGGGAAGTCACCTTTGAAGACGGACTCTTGGTTGTCAGACTTGGAAAGGTAGTTCCAGAACACCACTCCCGCAAAGATTATCTCTAAATATAACTTGTATCGTCGGCGCAGGGGAGCAACTGGCAAAATCCAGTTGCATCCCCCCTTTTTTTATGGTATGATATTCAAAACTGGAGTTTTTATGGCAACTAAGCAGCATAAGAGAATTGACAGTAAAGGTCATGAAGAGATTTGGGAGTGGGAAGAAACTCCTGAACTTATTGCAGCACTCAAGAAATTGGAAGAGAGTAAAGTAGAAGAATGAATGTAAAACTAATAACATTAAAATCTGGAGAAGATATTGTTTCTGAACTCCAAGAAATGATCGTTAATGAAAAATTGGTAGGTTATTATTTCAGGAATCCTTGTAGAGTTAGTTTGTTTGGAGAAAAATCCGAACATCAAGGAAGTGTCCCTGCTCCATTTAAGATGCAACTTATTCCATGGATGCCATTGAGTAAGGATGAAATTATTCCTGTTGTAGCTGATTGGGTTGTTACTATAGTTGAACCCATAGACAAATTAAAAGAAATGTATTTGAAGGGTGTTGAAAACTATGAAAATAGAAAACTTGAAACTTCTGGTTCTGACGAACGATCTGATTCTTCTGACGCAGATTGATGAAGTCTCTACAGACTTGGGTCAACCAGACTGTAAACTGACTGAACCCTTTGTTCTTAAAGATGATGGCACATTGTACCCTTGGTTGGTAAATGTGACCAGACAAAATACATTTATGATTCACTCTGATAAGATTTTGACTATTGCTGACCCTAATAGTAAACTGATTGAAAAGTATGAGGACCTTCTGAAGTAATGAAATTCTATACCAATGTTCAGATGGTTGGGGACAAGTTCCTCGTTCGTGGTTATGAAAATGGTAGGAGGGTTCAATACAAGGATGATTATCGTCCTACCCTCTTTGTAAAATCAAATAGTGAAACCCCATACAGAACACTGGAAGGAGAATATGTAGAGAAGATTCAACCTGGCACTGTTAGAGATTGTAGAGACTTCTACAAGAAATATGATGGTGTGGATGGATTCAAAATCTATGGCAATGAGAGGTACATCTATCAATACATCTCTGATACTTATCCTCAAGATGAGATCAAGTTTGATGTAAAGAAGATGAAACTTGTGACTATTGACATTGAGGTTGCATCAGAAGAAGGATTCCCTGATCCAGATTCTTGTTCTGAAGAGATGTTGACTATCTCTATTCAGGACTATGCTACAAAGAAGATCACCACTTGGGGGAGGAAACCATACACTCCCTCTCAGGAAAATGTGACCTATCATTATCACAAAGAAGAAGCAGATATGCTTCAGGCATTTGTGAATTATTGGATGGAAGATTGGCCTGATGTTATCACAGGTTGGAATGTTCGTCTGTATGACATTCCTTATATCTGTGGCAGGGT